CTCTAAAATCCCCTAAGTTTTGGACTCGTCAAAATATCCTTGCATATCGCGATGCTCTTGCGAAATGCTCGGTATATCTTGACCCTGACAAGGAACTTGGATCCGCCTTCCTTACTTACAAGTTTGGTTGGGAATCCATGTATCAGGCCGTGGATCAACTCGTTCATGCCCCTTCTAAAGCCACAAAAGACATTAACTATCTTTTGGGGAAGAATGGGCAGAACGTAACGCTATCCACTATCGTGCGGTTGCCCGATAGTGACTGGCCCTCTCATCCAGCTATTACTCCTTACATCGCTCAGCCGATGTTGCCCGACCCTGATGATACGTATAACGAAAGTTCTACGCGTTCATCAAGTATCCGCTGTTGTGTTAACAGCGGCGTGCATATGCCGGCTCTTGATGTCCCAATTCTGCGTGGACTCTTGTACACGCATAAGTTGGGTTTGATCCCACTTCCTTCGGATATACTTAATCTTATCCCTTGGACGTGGCTAATTGATTGGTTCCAAGGTCTTTCTGACTACGTCCGCTTAGCGGAAGAAGTTCAGTTAGACCGAAGCATCATCAATTGGGGTATGGCGACCTATCGTTCTGATTTGTCGGCTACCGTATCAATAGGAGCATTCATGCTGTATAACAAGATGTTTGTCCACAATGCCTCTGGATCTGTTCACAACGTCGAGGTGGCGAAAGCCACCCTTCGAGGTGAAGGGACCTTCAAGGCTTCTTACAAGTTAAGAGTGGGCATACAGAATCTTGCGCAGGTCAAGTTATCTTCTGGATATCGGTTATCCGATACTCAAAAGATCATTCTGGCCGCTCTGGCTTCTACCAGATCCGGCCCCGCACGTAGATCATCTTGGTCTACGTGAACTCAACCTCAGCACGAGAGACCTCCAACATGCTTGTTGACCCCATCACTGTCGCCGCAAATTCGCCTTCGCCGGCATTGACTTTTGCCGTCGTGGCCTACACTGGCGAGGGCTCGGAACGGAAGGACGTAACTAACAATTACGGACTCCGTTTCTCGCACTCGACCAATGCTAAGTCGGGCGAACGTCATTACATGCAACTGACGCAGACCTTGACTGCTACTAACCCTCTGACTGGGGGTAATAGCGTCCAGACCGCGTCGGTTAGCTTGTCGGTTTCCATCCCTTCTTTCGGATGGACCGCTGCTACCAAGGCCGCCCTTGTTCAGGCGCTCCTTGATACGCTGAATGACAGCGACGTGACTATCGCCAAGCTCATCGGCTTCCAGAGTTAATCTGGAAGTCAAGCCGTTGAGCTTGTAAACAGTGGGAGCGGCGTGTTCGTTTGCTCTCACAAGGAGATGCAAATGAAACTGTTCCGCTATGCGGTGTTACTTTTCACCGCAGTCCCATTGTTGGGTGGCTGCGCAGAGTTAAAGGAACTCGGTATAACTTGTACCGCGAACCCTCTGCGCATCACTTGCGGGGTTGACCAGCCCGTTGGGCAGGATCTTTCAGCTCAAGGAGCGAAAGATGAAAAGCCTGTTGGGCCTGTCGAGGAGCCTTCTTCAGGATCTGAAGAGGCTACACCCTGATGCTGAAGGTCTCGATCGGGATTTATCTACGATCGAAGCGCGTTTCAAAAACGAGGGAGATGGATTCTTTTCCATCGCCCTTCCTGCTTTCGGTAAGGCTTTTGATCAGAGCCTTGCCGCCGGCAAGATGGCCGACATACCGGGTTTTTCTCGGTGTGGGCAAATCCCGAAATTCCTTTCGGGTATTGCACGCCATGTTTTTGATACTAAAACAGGTGTTCTTTTGGATAGTCCGTCTATCGATGCTATTACTAGCATACGACAGGTTGCCTATCTTTTTAAGAAATTCCTTCCAGCTGATGATAGAGCTGACAAGCTCCATCATGACGCTATTAGGGATTTCCAGAACACCGACTCTGAGATCCGAGATGTTTGTCTTTCTCGACTCTCACGATTCGGACGTGTTTGCTCATTTGTCCTTCTTGGACTTGATGATGTCCAAGATCACAAATGCAAACACGGTCCTGGCGCTGTCATGGAAGGATACTCCGCTAACCAGAAGTGGTCGGCGGTGTATCACGGTCTACTTGATTTTGACCGACGTCTCTGCAATGTAGGGTATGATTTGCCTGCAAGTTTGCTGGCAGATCATATACTTATTGAAGAAACGCTTCCTGATGACCTCTCTAGCTCTTGTGCCAAACTTGTGACTGTCCCTAAGACATGTTCTGCCTTACGGACGATCACAGTCGAACCTTGTTTGAATCAGTTTGTTCAGCAAGGTTTGAATGATTCTCTTCGGACTTTCATCCGAAAAGATCCCATTCTTCGACACAGTTTGACACTCGACTCTCAAACGCCGAATCAAGTATTGGCGCTTGAGGGCTCCCTCTCCGGTGACTGGTGTACGATTGACTTGTCGTCCGCTAGTGATAGACTTTCTTTGACTGTCGTCAAAGCAGCCTTCGCTAACGTACCGCGATTCCTTGAATCGCTATTAGCAAGCCGTACACCTAATGTGAATGTTGACGGAAACGTCATCACATTAAACAAGTACGCCGGTATGGGTAACGCGACTACCTTTCCAGTTCAATCGTGTGTGTTTGCCTTGTTAGCAATCACCGCGATTACTTCGTCAGAATGTTACTTGACGACTGAAAAGTTGATTCGCGCAGCTAGAAATGTTCGTGTTTTCGGCGATGATATCATCGTCCGTACCGAACATTATCAGGCCGTTGCTGACTGGATCAATTCGTTTGGTCTTAAGATCAACCAATCGAAAACTTTCTTTGAGGGTTACTTCAGAGAAAGTTGTGGCGTTGATGCTTACAAGGGTAACGATGTTACTCCTGTATATCTCCGCTACGATCCGGAGTCAATCTCCAGCGATCCCAATGCCTTCGTCTCTATAGTTAGCACTTCAAACCAACTTTGGCTTAAGTGTTACTATAAAGCGGCTACATATCTGAAGGAACTTTGTGACGAGGTTAGAAACCTCCCACTTGTTTCGAAGACATGTAGTGGAATTGGTTGGCATACACGTCAAGATTTGACTACTATTTCCAAGTGGAATAGTACTCTGCATAGATTCGAATTTCGAACCTATGTTCCCTCTGGCAAACGCCAAAAGGACAACCTTGAAGGTGTACCAGCTCTATTGAAGTTCTTTCATCTTCCGCGACTTGCTGAAGATGACGCTCTTCATTTAGAGTCTTCCGCTCGTAAATTCACTTTGAATTTACGTAGGAGATGGGTGCCTTCCTGAAAAGGGAGGAAAGTCTCATAGCATTGCTATGAGCCAGGGGGTCA